GCCCGCAAGGCGGCAATGACGCGCTGGGGATCCTCATCGGCCGTGCCCGGTCGCGCTTCCTGTCCCTGATCCTGGCCAGATGTTGCACGTGCCATGTTTTCCTCCGGCCGGTCGGGGTCGGCTTGCGCCGGTCACCAGCAGGGCGAAATCCTAGCCCGCCCGGTGCCCCCCCTCCAAGCCGTCTCGGCAACGCAGCGGAAATGGACATGCACGGATTGCAAATATTACGGCGGATGCAACCTGCCGGCTCAACTCCGGCCTGTCTCCGGCCGATGGCTCCATCGTCGGGCGCATGAACCTTGACGCGCGCCGGCGGGGGCACGCAGGGCACGCGGCACCGCGCGGCATCAGTCCCAAGAAAAGGATTGGCGGACCCGACACTACTAAAATTTTCTAACGGAATCAAGAATTTATCGAAGCAACCCCGTTCCGAGCGTCCCAAGGGATATCAATCGGTTGCAAACGGATTGGCAAACCCTCTCGACAGGGTAATCACTGTCACCACCTTCCCCGACGAATGGGCAAAACGGAAGGCCGAGCATCGGATATCGCTCCGCCGATTGGCGCCGAAGATCCAAGCGCGTTTCGCCCCCATAAAGGAGCGGCTGCCTTGGCTGAAGCTGGCGACGCTCGGAGAAGTAAGAACCGACAAGCGGTGCCTTCGCCACGACCCCAACGTGCTGGCGATTGATGGCATCGAGGGCGACTATGACGCCGGATCTGTGACCATCGATCAGGCTTGCGACCTTCTCAAGCACGCAGGCATCGCTGGGGTTGTGTATGCCTCCCCGCGGCACGGTATCCTGGGGAACCGCTGGCGAGTCCTGTGCCCCCTGTCCGAGAGCCATCCACCTGCGTCCCGAGCCGGCCTGGTGGCCCGCCTCAACGGCGCCCTGGGGGGCATCCTGGCTCCCGAGTCCTTCACTCTCTCGCAAAGCTACTACTACGGGCGGGTGGGCGAGAATCCCCACCATCGGGTTGAGCTGGTCGAAGGCCGGTACATCGACCTTGCCGGCGATCTTGAAGCGGGCGCGATCGGGCGGGACGGGCCGGCAAACCCGACAAAAGGCAAGCAAGGCAACGACGACAGTGACGATGACTGTCTTCGCGAAGAACCCGACTGGACCCGGATCAAAAGCGCCCTCACTGCTATTCCCGCCGATGCCTGGGGGGACCGAGAAAAGACATGGCGCCCCATCGGCGCCGCGCTGCACCAAGCCGACGGAGGCTCTGAGGAAGCGTATGCCGTTTGGGATGAATTCTCGCAGGCGAGCGACAAATATGACGGTGCCGATCAGCGGCGAGTCTGGGATTCGTTCGGGCGCTATGCCGGAAAGCCGGTGACGCTGGGCACCCTCTTCCATATCGCCAAAGGCTACGGGTGGGAGACATTGCAGGAGTCCGAAAGCGGCGCGCCTCTTCCGAACCTCGCAAACGCATTGACCCGGTTGCGCGGTGATCCCCGGCTTGCGGGGATTCTGGCGCACGACGGGATGCAGCAAGCGCCGGTGCTACTGAAGCCGATTCCACGCTTCAACCACGGGGAAGATCCCGATCGCGCAAAGTTTCGTCGCCGCCGCCTCCGGGATGAAGACGTGACGGCGCTTCAGGAATACCTGCAACGGAGCGGGCTAAAGCGTATCGGTAAGGATGTGACCCACGACGCGGCCGCGCTTCACGCGCGGGAACAATCATTCCACCCGGTGCGGGATTACCTCAAATCCCTGAAATGGGACGGCAAGTTTCGAGTCGGACAATGGCTGGCCGACTATCTCGGGGTGGAACTGAATCCATATTCGCAGCGCATCGGCCGGATGTTCCTCACTGCAATGGTGGCCCGCATCCTGCAGCCCGGGTGCAAGGCGGATTACATGCTAGTCTTGGAAGGCCCGCAGGGTCGGGGCAAATCCACCGCGTGCGCGATACTTGGCGGCGAATGGTATTCTGACAGTCTGCCCAATCTGAAGGAGGGCAAGGATGTTTCTCAGCATCTCCCGGGGAAATGGCTGATCGAAATCGGCGAGATGTCCGCCTTGAGCAAAGTGGAGAATTCTAGGCTCAAGGAATTCATCACCCGGCAGACCGAGAAATACCGGCGCAGCTATGGCCGGTTGGAGGTCGAAGAACCGCGCCAGTGCGTATTCATCGGCACGACAAACCGCGAAACGTATCTCAGGGACGAAACCGGAGGCCGAAGATTCTGGCCGGTGCGTTGCGGTGACATCAATCTCGACGGGCTGAAGCGCGATCGCGACCAGCTCTTCGCGGAAGCGATGATCGGTTACGAGCTTGGCGACTCCTGGTGGCCTGATCGCCAATTCGAAGCCGAGTTCATCAAGCCGGAACAGGAAGCCCGGTTCGAAACAGATGCGTGGGAGACTGAAATAGAGGGTTGGCTAGACCAATCGGCCCGCCCCCGAGTGACCGTGGCCGAGGTCGCCATGCATGCCCTGCTATTTAAGGAAGCAGCGCGCATTGGGACTACCGATCAACGGAGAATTGCGGCTTGCCTGGCAAACCTGGGATGGGTCCAGGGGAAGCGCACCGGCACGGGCCGATGGTGGGTGAAGGCATGATCCCCCAGAGGAGTGACGCAGTGACGCACATGACGCACTTCATACGAGGCGGCGAAAACCGGAACATCTGTTCTACTAGTACGCCCTCTATGGCAAATGCGTCACCGTGCGTCACTGCGTCACTACTGGCGCCGCGTCGGTCGCAACGGGTCCTTCCGGCGGGGTGCCCCGATGCGAGGGCGCGGAGCCCCGGCATTTCACTCGGTGATATGTGATGGGTAAGGGGGCCGATTCCGTTTCCGCCGAAGCGCTGGCGGACATCCTGGGAGTCCACGAACGGACAATCCGGGACCTGGCAACCCGTGGACTCGTGGTGAAGGCCAGCCGGGGCGCCTACGCCAAGCGGGAATCCATCCGCGCCTATTGCCACCACCTGCGCGAGATGGCCGCCGCCCGTGGGCACCATGCCCCGGGGAACAGCCTGACGGCGGAGCGTGTCCGGGAGGCGAAGGAGCGGGCGGACAACCTTGCCCTTCGCAATGGGCAGATCCGCCGCGAGCTGGTCCCGGCGGCCGAGGTGGCGCGCGAATGGTCGGAAATACTTCGCATGCTCCGATCCCGGATGCTCGCCTTGCCTGGGCGCGTGCAACAGCGGCTTGGACACCTGACGCCGCACGACGTGGCAACCCTCGACCGGGAAATCCGGGACGCACTGGCGGAGATGGGCAATGAGCAACCGGACGCTGGCTGATATCCGCCGGCAAGCCCTGGCCGCCTTGATCCCGCCGCCCCGGCTTGCCTTGTCGACATGGATTGAGCGGACCTTGCGGCTTCCCGAAGGGGTGTCGGCGCTGCCCGGCGAGGTCCGACTCTGGCCCTATCAGCGGGAGATTGCCGACGCGATCGGCGACCCCGAGATTGAACGGGTGACTCTGGTCAAGTCGGTTCGCGTGGGATTCACCACCCTGTTGACGGGCGCCCTGGCAAGCTACGTCGCCAATGAGCCGGCGCCGATCCTGGCCCTACTGCCGACCGAAGCCGACTGCCGGGATTACATGGTCTCCGACGTGGAACCGATTTTCGAGGCCACGCCAGTCCTGCGGGGCATGCTGGCCGGGGACGCGGAAGAGGGGAGCCGGAATACCCTGCTATCCCGCCGCTTCCCGGGCGGCTCCCTGAAGGTGATCGCCGCCAAGGCGCCGCGGAACCTGCGCCGGCACAACGTGCGCGTCCTGCTGATCGATGAAGCGGACGCGATGGAGCCGAGCGCGGAAGGCTCGCCGATACGCCTGGCCGAACGGCGGACCCTGAGTTTTGCCGACCGGAAAATCGTTCTCGGTTCAACCCCACTGATTGAAGACACGAGCAACGTCCTTCGGGCGTACGCGGCGAGCGATCAACGGGTGTTCGAAGTTCCATGCCCGGCCTGCGGAGCGGCCACAGAAATCCTATGGGCGCATATCGAGTGGGAACCTGGCCGGCCGGATACCGCGGCCTTCCGGTGCCCGCATTGTGCCGCACTGATCGCCGAACGGCACAAGGCGGCCATGGTGGAAGCCGGCCGCTGGCGGGCAACGTCCCCCGAGGTTCAGGGGCATGCCGGCTTCCGGCTCAACGCCCTGGTCTCCCTGCTGGCGAATGCGTCCTGGGGCAAGCTGGCGGCGGAATTCCTGACGGCGAAGGACGATTCGGACGAGTTGCAAACCTTCGTCAATACGATCCTGGCCCAAGGGTGGCGGGAAGCCGGGGAAGAACTGGACGAGACCGCGCTACAGGCGCGCGCGGAAGAATTCAGCCTTGAGGCAATCCCGGCGGAAATACTTTTCATCACGTGCGGCGTGGACGTGCAGGACGACCGCCTCGAAATCACGGTTATCGGGTGGTCGCGTACGGATGCGCTGGTGCTGGCGCATGTCGTGATCTGGGGCAGCCCGGACGATGACACGACATGGGCCGAGTTGGAGGAGCTACTTCGCACCCGGTGGAAGCATCCCCACGGCGGCCGGCTGAAGGTCGACGCCGCGGTGATCGACTCCGGGGATGGCGACTGGACAGAGCGCGTTTATGGATTCTGTTTCCCGCGCCTCGCGCGCCGCATTCTGGCGGGCAAGGGCGTGGCGGGCACCCGGCCGGCAATCCAGGCGTCACAGTCCAAGGTGAAGGGTGGCCGGCTATTCCTGATCGGCGTGGACGGGCTGAAGAACACGATCCTGAATCGGCTATCGCGCGGCCGTTCTGTCCGGTTCTCCGCCAGCCTGGAAGCAGCCTATTACGAGCAATTGGCGAGCGAGCGGAAGATTGTCCGCTACACGCGTGGGCAGCCCGTACGCCGGTTCGAGCGCAAGCCCGGCATGCGGGCCGAGGCATTGGATTGCATGGTGTACGCCTTCGCCGCGCGCGGCATGGTGACGGTTTCCATGGACCGGCGGGAAGAAGAATTGCGCCACGCGACCGAAGCCGCTCCCCCTCCCGCCGTGATCCGATCGAAATGGCTAAACTCTCTGCAAGACAGATCACTGTGACGGTCTCGGAAATCCAAGAATCCGGCGAGCTTCAGCGGCTCGGTCTTCCGAGCGCGCGCGCAGCCTGACGCAATCCACGGGATCATCCGGCCCTTTTCCAGAATTCATCTTATCGAAAGCCTCGCGGTACATTCTGTGAAGCGCCGGATCTTTAACCGTCAGAAGGTACGCTGAAAAGTGCGCGGCATCGTCAGTTGGAGGCCACCCGCACCCCTTAATTTGACCCGTGCGAGAGCCGAGGCGCATCGCGGCCTCGTGCACCGCACTTACAGTCGGATCACAGAGAGATTCGGGCGGCGAGTCCTTTATCCCGGCGCGCTCACAGTCCCAAACTGTCCAGTTCGCTACGCCACTGTTTTGGTTGCGCCAGTAGACCGCAAGTTGTCGATAGTCCTTGAAGCCGCCCGCCTCGAAGAACTTCTGTCGTGGCTGTCTCGATGGAATCCGGTCGGATTGTGCGAAGAAGTGTATGATGCAGATGCGCGGTGATGAAGGCTGTTCACATATTTTAACGACGGCGTCATTGTAGACAGTTCGCCGGTTTTGGAATTCCGGAGCAATAGTCACAAAAAAGAATAACTCTGAATCGCTGAAGCCTCCGGCAATACGCCAACCCAATGGCGCGCTGTCGCTTGTTGGAGTGCTGATCTGACGATTCGACGCCCCGATGGTGATGACGATCAGCAACAGGCCAATAACCCCGATGACAGAGAGCACAAAGCCCTTGAGAAAGGACTTCATTGCCGCGTGTTCAGCAGGTTTTCGAGTTCCGCCGCACCGCTTTCAACCAGGCCGAGCATACAAACCATCTCGCCCGGCGATAGTGCTGCCGCGCCTCCGCAGTCCTGCGCAACCAGCGCCCGCCGGATCATAGCCGCAGCAACTGCTATCCGGTGTGCCCGCTGGGCCGGTGTGATTTCCTGAGCATCCATCGCCCTTTTCTCCCGCAATGCCTTCGATGGCGGGACGCTACGCGCGACCCGGATGGACCGTCAACGGAATAATCGGTTGATAACCCAACTTTCGGTTGGGTCCGCGAAGGGGGTTGCGAATCCGTCGTAGAGTATGCTTTTTTAGAGATGAAATCGAATACGAGGCCCGCCATGTCCGATCTGCGAACGCTAAAGCAGATGGCTTCCGAGTTTTCTGCTCTTGACGGCACTCCCCCCGAATTGCGGGACGCGCTCCTGCGTCGCCTCCGCAATTTTGACCGCGTTGGTTTGATCGCTGCCGCCGCCTATGACGGCGACTGGCCGACCGCTCCAGGAAAATTCGACGAGCCGAACACCTGCAAGGCCCGGATATTCGGCGCCCTTCTTGGCGCAAGTTTCACCGTGGAGATGCTTCGGGATGTTGAAACTTGCATGATGAGGCCGCCGCATGAGCGGACCCCGGGCCGCGTACAGCCGCCCGGGCTGATCGCCGCTATCGACGGCATCCGAGCGGGCAAATCTCCGCAACTGCAACTAACCGTTCACGGAAACACCGAACAGGGCCGGTCTGTCGGTGGCTACGTCGTTCTTGAGCCCGATGCGCCTCCGCATCCTGACGCATCGAAGCGCCGACGCGGGACAGAACGCCTCATTGGGTTGGTTGTGGATGTCCGACTGCCGCTCCGCCCCTGGCTCGCTCCCCTGCTTGGCGCGGAGGCCTGACGCATGAACGCCTTTCATCCCGACGCGCGCGGCTTCTTCTCCGTTGACGCGTGCGCCGCGGTGGACCCCGCCACCCATCGGGCGTGGGTGGCGGGGAGCCGATCTGAGGGTGCCGCCCGATGATCCGTCAGACCGCCAAATGGTTTCGCATCGCCTTCGGCCTGAGCCGCCAGCAAGCGAGGCTTGAAGCCCGCCGCTTCGAAGGCGCAGGCGGCGGGCGCCGGTTCTCCGGCCGCCCTTCCCATGGTCCCGAGAATGCCGAGATCCTGGCCGCCCTAAGCACTCTCCGGGGCCGAGCGGGTTACTTCGCGGCGAATAACGCCTGGGTCGCGAATGGCGTTGCTGCGTGGATCTCAGCACTCGTCGGCGCCGAAATTCGAGCCGCTTCCGGGCATCCCGATCCCGAAGTCCGCAAAGCGATTCAGCGACTCTCCGAAGTTTGGAAGGCGCAGGCCGACGCGGATGGGCTGCATAGTTTCCCGTCCCTTCTGGCCGTTGCCGTCCGCCAGATGATCGTTGCCGGCGAGTGCTTCGCCCTGCTGATCACAACCCCCGCCGGCCTTCGAATTCGGTTGATCGATCCCGATTTGGTTGACGTGTCCGACACCCGCGAATTGGGTGGCGGCCGTCGGATCGTGGCTGGCATCGAGTTCGGCGCTGACGGCTCACGGGTTGCCTATCATGCGCTCCGCCGCCGTCCGACCGATCGCTTCGCCGCCAGCTACGGCGAGCGGGAGCGTATTCCGGCGGCTGACGTGATTCACCTGTTCAACCCAATCGCGCCCGGTCAGGTGCGCGGCCTAACGTGGCTGGCGCCCATCCTGTTGCGCCTGAGTGAGTTGGACAAGCTGGAGGACGCGCAGCTCCTTCGTCAGCAAATCGCGGCCATGTTCGCTGTCTTCTTCACGGACACAAACGGCACCGCGACATACAACCCGTTCGAGGGTCTCCAAACCGGATCGGTGCTCGATTCCGGCCTTGAACCTGGCACGGCAAAGTTTGTGCCCTCTGGCTGGGACGTGAAGACCGCAACCCCGATCGAGGGGCAACAGTCGGTCGAGTATATCCGGCTTCAGTTGCGCGCGATCGCCGCTGGACTCGGCGCGCCGGAACACCTTCTGACGGGCGACTTGAGTCAGGTGAATTACAGTTCCATCCGCGCGGCACTCGTGGAATTCCGGCGCCGGGTGGACGCGATTCAATACAACGTCGTGATTCACCAATTCTGCCGCCCGGTTTGGGAACGGTTCGTCACGCTGGCGGTTCTGTCCGGCGATCTGATCGCGCCGGACTTCGAATCACGCATGGCGGACTACCTGGCCGTTGAGTTTTATCCGCCCGCCGCGGAATGGGTCGACCCCGAGAAGGACGCCAAGGCCGAAGCCCTGGCCGTCGCGAGCGGCTTTAAAAGTCGCCGTCAAGTGGTGGCCGAGCGCGGGTACGACGTGGAAACCCTCGACGCGGAAATTGCCGCCGATCGTGCCCGCGAAACCTCCCTGAATCTGTCCTTCGCTGGGGGCACCACTGCCCCGAAAGGAGACCCCAATGCCTGACGGAATGTCTGTTCCGGGATCGCTGTCTGACGTGGCCGCCTCTCGCGTTCGCGCTTACCTGGCAGCCGCGGCCGATCTTGATCCGCAAACCTTGCAAGTCGTCACTATGGACCAATTCCGGGACATCGCCCGGACGATCCGCGGCCTACGTGGCGACGTGCTGCATGAATCAATCTGCCGCGGCTATCGAGGCGTCCGCGCGGGGTTGCTGGTATGAACATCGAACCCATGCCGCGGGACCAGTTCTTGACCGCGTTAAATTTACTGACGGGTGGCAGTCTGGCCGATAGCACGGACCAGGCCGTTGCCAACTGGATGGTAGTTTCCGCGTTCATCCATGCCATAGCCTTTGAGGAGGCTGCCCGCCGCGGGTGGTGCGGCGTATCGGATACCGGCAAGCCCGTCGCGACCTATCCGGCCTGGCCGGAAGAAATCGCAAAGCCCGAAATCGTGACCGCAGAGGATAGCGCGCATGCCTGAAGCAATTGAGTTGCTGACACGTCGCGCGTCCTTCGCACCGTCGACGTTCAACCGCGAAGCCGGGACCGTTCAAGTCGTGCTGACGACGGGCGCTCACGTCGCGCGTCATGGCTACGTGGAAGCCCTCGCGATCGGCAAGGACTCCGTGACGCTGGCGAAGAATGTGCCGGTCCTGGACTCCCACAAGCAGG